TAACTCCGTTTCCACCTCTGCCGCCAAAGGAACGAATCAAAGTATTACCTGACAAAAGCACTTCAGAGAATCCACCATTCCCTCCAGCAGCCGCAGAATTGCCAGTTCCTTTTGCACCGATTGTTATTGTGTAAGAATTACCCGGAACAGTTGGCAATGTGACTTTTTTAACCGCACCACCGCCACCGCCGCCACCATTTGCGTATCTAGTTATCGCACTTGCGCCAACTCCACCGCCTGCTCCGCCTGCACCAACAACTAAAAAATCAGCCGAATAAACTCCGGCCGGGCAAGTCCAAGTTCCGCTAGAGGTAAAATCAATTGTTCGATTTGTAGGTAATGGAAATTTTGTAAATCCCATTATGCAATCTCCGATCCAAACGCGTTAAAGGAAAGATTTGCTGTTGATGCATAAACTCTAATTTTGTCGGTTGCGTCTAGAGTAATTCCAAGAGTTAGTGAAATAAATCCATTTCCGTCAATCGTTAAATCGTAAATCACATAATCTTTGTTAGCGGTTGCTGCGCCATTGACTGCAACTGAAATTCTAAAAGTTGCTATTGTGCTTGAGCGGTTAGCGACTGTAATTGTTGAAACAATAGTTTCGGTTGATGCCGGGACTGTGTAGAGATCCGTTTCAGTTGTAGCACTCGGGGCAGACTGCCCTAAGACTTTATAGGTTGCTGTTGCCACTTATGCTCCCATCAATAAAAAGGGATGGACTATCCGTCCCTTGGAGTTCTCAATTTGAAATAAAGCTGCGTCGATGTCATCGCCCATATCGCGCATAGCAGCTGCGCCATCTTTGACGAAATCTGAATCGTCCGGCTCAAGGAAGCCGTAGTTAGGACTTAGAGCCACTTAATCTCCTTACTCGTAATTCTGCCATTGTAGCGTAGGTGTCACACCACTCCAGATTAGGCTTGCCGAGACATCCTGCCATCTCGTCGGGGTAATTGAGAAGGTCGCATCTGTGGCGACGACATTCAACTGAACTTGGTTACGATTAATGATGAAGCTGTGGCCTTCTACGAAGCCATCAAACGCCCCACTTAGAACGCCAGTCGGTAAATTTGTTATTTGGATGGGTAGGCCCATTTCTATAACTAACAAATCATCTAGGAGGCTGTTAGTCATAGTTGAGGCATCAAGTTGGACTGTGAAGGAATTTAGGTTTGTTTGAGGATTAGCGCGGAGAGCGACATATCGATCGGCTTGGTTTTGGGCTTGAGCGCTATCTTCTAACTCGGTTGTAATAGTGGCCGCCGCTTCGCCATAAGTCGTTATTGAACCCGGACTCGAAGCGGTCTTAACTTGGTTGTTCTTCCAAATCAAGCGAAGGTCGTTTAGCAAATCTTTAAAGCTCAATTCTGAGGATATTGACCGACCTAGGATGACGTTGGTTGGGATAGACAAATATCCATTTGCCGCTACATCCAAAGTCCTTCGAGATTCATTGGCATAACCCACTTTGCCATCTGCCGTCTCATAAATATATCCAAAAGCCATTTGAGCGTATTTAGTTGCCAAGGTATAGCAGTCCGAGACATCTGGGGTCACTGAAGTAAATTCATAAACTCCGGGAGTATCCACTACGTCGATAGTTACACCTGAAGCAAGCAAGATTCTATCTAGACGGTCATCATCGTATTCTTTAGGCCAAGATGTTCCACCAGTATTAACGCGGCTCATTTCGGCCATTGGGCCGATTGCCGTAACGGTTGTTATCACTACGTCGGCAGTTGAGCCGCCAAAATCTACCCGGCTTGATGAACTTACTAGCTTGCCGCTGAATAGGGTAATTGGGTTGCCAGCTGAGTCATCGACGACGACGGTAACTGGGTCGTTGATGTTTAAGTTCCAGTTGCTATCGTTTAGATTAACCAAATCGATTGTGCAGTATCCGGCTCGAGGTTGATCCCAGACGGAATTGCGACCCATCGTAATTGTTACGCCATTTAGGGCTTCTCCGGTGAAATCAACGGAATCGATTGTTACTGTTGGATTAGGATTCCAACTCATAATCCTCCACTAAATCGAGACACTCCAACTCCATCAGAAAAATTACCAGCCAAGGACGCTTCGCTGTTTAGCAACTGTTGAATTTGTCTAGCAGTAGAAATTGGATCGATAGCGCCGTTTACTGTGACATTGACGGTTGGAGGTAAATAGGAAAGCGCGTTTTGCATACGTTGTAATTCTGTAAGTCCCGGAGCATTTGAGACTGCACCCGACATTGATGGAGCTGGTTTTATTACTGGACCATTTGGACTTGTTACCGAAGTAAAAGTATTAGGGATGCTTATTTGAGAAGGTGAAAAAGTTCCGTATTCGCCTCGAGCGACTGAACCCATAGGATTATCTGAGCCGCCTAAGTAGTCGTCCAAATTAGTATCGCTGCGTCTTGATAATGCTGCGGCTCCGGCCAAAACTGCAGCTCCTACTGCCACAGCGCCTACGCCCAAAAGAGGATTAAGAGCAAAAGCGGTTGCTACTCCAGCTACCATCGCTGAAGCCTTTAGAGCATTATAGGCCAAAATCAAAGAACGAATGAGAGCGATTGTTGCTTGAACCGCCGCAGTCACTTTAGAAATCGTCCATACGGCTACGACCGCTATTGCAACATCTTTCAAAACATCCTTATATTCAATAAATTTATCTATAACATTTCTGACCTTGATTCCAAATTCTTCAGACTTCTTTTGAGCAACTGTGTAAGCGGCACTCAGAGAACGATCGCCAACAAGACCGGAAATAAACGCATTTAATCGAGGAACGCCTTCATTTAGTAACCAATCGCCTAGACGTTCAAATACTGGGAGGAGAGCCGCTCCTACCGCTTCTTTTGCTTCCTGAATGGCAACCTGAAGTCTTTCAAATTTGACGATTGCTTCTTGAGAACGTTTTTCACTAAATTCCCCATAAGTAGCATTAAGTTCTTTTGTAATGGCATTAAAGTCTTTTGATTTAAGCGTAGCTGCATCGATACCAAGACCCAATTTGCCTAAAGCGCCATAAGACCCGTCATAGGCTTTTGCAAGAGCATTAACTACTCCTTCTAATGGCTTTGAAGTAGCTGCGGATAAATCAAGAGCAAGGTTAAGTAGGCTTTGAGCATCTTCTACATCTTTGGTTGAACGAACCAATCTCTCAAAGGATGGTCTCAATTCATCGTCGGTAATTCCTGTGGCAAGCGATGTTGCTGTTACATATCGTTCAACCGCTTTGATTTGTTCATTCGTAGCCCCGGTGACGGCTTGAATCGTCTGAGCTAGTTTGTTCGCTGCCTGTTGATCTTCAGCTGCGGCTTTAGCAAAAGCAATAGAAAACGCTCCGACTGCCGCGCCGATAGCAACAAAGGATTTAACGACTTTGGCCGATATGTCGCTAACTTGTTTTCCAAAAGATTCTGTTTCTTTTGAGCCTTTGCCTAGACTGTCAACAAGTTGCTTGGTATCGCCAAGAATCTTGAGCGTTAATGTTCTATCGCCAGCCATTAGTCATCCCACTTATCTAAGATGTTGGCAAACTTTGCTTCCCACTTTTGAACTAATTCAGGCTGAATCTTGCGAAGGGTCGGATATATAAACCATCCTCTTGAGCCTCTACCCAATCGACCAGAATAAGTTGGAAACTGTTTGAATTTGTTTGAACCGAATTCCAAGCCCGGCCAAAGCTTTTGGGTTGTGCCTCCACCGCTAAAACGCTGACCAGCAAAACCAAATTTGATTTCTCCAATTTTGGATGTTTTGGAAACTTTAGAACCATCGACGATTCTGCGGACACCTTTGGAATTCTTTGTTCGGGTATAACCAAATTCTTTGATTTCCCGTTGCGCAAAAGAAGCCAGTTCAAAACCGATTTCTTGCCCGGCTTTAACTGACTCATCATCCATCGCCTTAAACGCTTTGAGTATTTGAGACAACTCTTGGCGGTCATAAGCGATTCCGGCTTCGGTGCTCACTCATAGTCTCCAATATCTCATAAGCGGTCAGAACGTCGTCTGCGTCATTCCAGTATTGCATTGGAATCCCCGTCCGAACGGCAAGTTCGACAATAGATCGACTTACTGTTCCCGGGCTGTGGCTTTTGGGTCTGAATCTCCGGCTTCTACGTTTGAAACCGTCTCCATCCAAACTTCAAAAGATTTGATTGGCTTTCCGGCTAGTTCGCGTTTGTGCGCGTTGTAAGCCAAGAACAACAAATCCCAAATTCCCATCGCATCCTGAGCTTTGGCGATGGTATGACCTGTCGCCTTTTCCCACTTTGCGAATTCAGGCGGTTGAGCAATATAGGTTGCTTCTTCGCCTGAGTTATATTCAATTTTGATTGGTAATTTCATAGCTCCCGATGCTCCGATCTATTTTTTAACTGAAGGTTTCAGTTGGAGTTCCAATTACTGTCATTGTCCAAGTATCGGTTAGAGCTCCTGGAGCTGCTCCGCCTGCGCTTGGGAAGATTGGAAGGACGGTGAATGCGAATACTGCACCGGATACGGCTGTGAATGAAACGTTCAAAGCGGTATTTGGATTAGCTTCTGCATCTGTCCACATTGCCTCAAATAAAGAGCCAGTAGCTCCCCAATCCTGAAGCAATTCGATTGTGAAAGTCCATTGCTTATCTACGGACTTGTATGCGCGACCATCGAGAGTTTGATATGTCTCGATAATAGTCTCGCAGGATAAAGTCGCGGAAGTCGCTTGAGCATCATAGGAATTCGAATCCAATGTGAAAGTGACATCGCGGCCAGTGATTACTGTTGTTGGCATTGATTCTCCTTAAACGGTTTGCTCGTAGCGGACGCTCAAGCGGATGTCGGATACGAGTAAATTAACTGCTCCGACTTGAGTTACTGTTGGTCTTTCGACTGTTGATAACTCATACTTGGAACTCGAAAGAGCGCCAAGAATACTAATGACCAGCTTTTCAAGATTATCGAGTGATGCTGGATTTGATAGATAAGCAACTGCCGCTGAAACGGTGTAATTAAGTTTAAGCCGGGTTGTTGCTTTAGAAATAAGTTCTAATTCCATATAAGGTGAATCGGGGACAATTACGACCGCTGGAACTTGAGGTGATTCCGGAACGTGATCGTAAACGTTAGCGCTGACGGTTGCGAGAGCTGTCTTTATAGCTACTCGAACGTCATCTTGAATAGTTGAGGCTGGCATTAGCCAATCATCGTTTCTACGTCAAGATATGGCCCAAGAATTCCGGATACGCGGTTAAAGAGGGAGCGGCCTAGGCGGAAAGGTGTCACCGTAAAATCCACTCCCTCGATCTGCCCACCAGCGGCAGTTCTCGATTGAAAGACTTCGACTGAAGTAACAATTACGGCATTTTCAACGTTGGCGTTGCCTACATAAGTTGAAGCGCCTGACAAAGTTGCTGTCCCGGCTGGGATTACATTCTTTTCGATTATGTCTGCATTTGTTATGGCAGCTGTGAAAACATAATCCTCGATAAGGTCATTGGTTACTGTGACTGTGGCGTTAAAAGGTGAACCGCAACCAGTGACTACGACGGATTGACCCTCAGAGAATTCGTGAATTGTTGAGGTGTAATAATACGCGACGTTGCTTTCTAATTTAACTTTCTCAATTCTCGTCGAATAAGTTACGAGCATTGGGAGAATCAAATTCTCGCTAGTGTCGATTATGTCATTCAAGTATGCGTCTGAATATAGGGATGACGAAACGCCAAGGACTGCTCTTAGCTCTGAAGCTGTAACTATCGATGGCATTTCGTCGCCCTTTCTTCTCTAGGTGAGCGGCCAGCTCGGGAGCGGACTGGCCGTCACTTTTAATTATTTAACTAGGCCACCATAAATCGGTAAGCGCCAGCTCCGATTTTGGTAGCAAGTGCACCGTAGCCGTAGTAAGCAACCTTGATTTGTCCAGTCGCTACAACGTTTGTCTCCAAACGGAAGCGGCTTGATTCATACCAAGTGTATGCATCAGGGTTGATGATGATGAGTGAGTTATCACCAGTTGGAGCAGCTGTCGCGAGATTACGAGATACGCGAAGATTCAAGCCGAGAAGGTTACCGCGAACTGATTGTCCGGTTAGATTGCCACCTTGGTTTGAGTTGCCAATAAGGTTCTGATAAATCGGGCGGCCATTGTCCGCGAGATTCATCAAAGCGCCCCATTGCTCCGGGCTAACAAGAATGTTGGTCGCTGTTCCAAGGGTTGCCTTGTAAACTGCAACTGAAGCATCGGATACGAAATCAAGAGTTCCTGCTGCATCAAGTGTGCGGTTTCCGCCATCTGTTCCGCCAGCAACTAGGCCAGCGATAACTGCTACATCAGTTGCTTTTGCGTATGCAAACTCCATCTGACGAACGAGTTCATCAAAGAACGCAGGTGAAGAACGATCGAGAAGTTCTACTGAGAACTCTTGTCCGCCAGCATACTTCTTAACTGAAACTGAAAGGAATTCGTTTGTCATTCCTGTTTCGTCGATTGTTGCTTCCTCAGCTTCTTCGCCAACTGTTGGGACGGCTGTGATTTTTGGAATCTCGAAAGTCATACCAGCATCAGGTAGAACGCCGCTTGAGATTGAATCTACTGCTGGACGATCTGCGTTTGATAGTGGGTTGATGATTTCGGTGAGCTGACGAGTTGGGATTAAGCCAGCGTTGTTGCTTGTAGTGTCGTCAGCTGCAAGAACATACTGACGAGAAGCATCATCGCCAAATACTTTGGCGCGAACTGATGCTTCTAGATATTTCGCCTTTGTGAACTCAAGGCGAGGAGCGGTGAAGAATGCTGGACGAGGCGCAGCAGCTTCAACCTTAGCAGCTTCTACCGTTTCTTCGGCAGGAGCTGGAACGGTAGTGTCTGACACTTGTTCTCCTTCGGTTGGTTGATCTGAATCAGCGGTCGCTGGCTCAGAATTTTCTTGTGGGGCTTCGTTTTCAGATGCGGCGACTTCAGAGACGCGAGCTGAGTCGATTGCTGGGTCGGTAACTAGAGATACTTCCTCGAGTGATGCGCTGGTAATTTTCATTACACCATTGTCGTTAGACCACTCGTTAATCATTGCGCCAACGCTAAAGCCATCGCGTAATCCGGTGGCTGCCTCTTCCAAGGCATCATCCGCAGCGAAAGTCTTGGCTAAAACAAATTCGGCAGTTATTCCTGAATCGGTTACATCAAAAGAAGCAAGACGGCCGATTGGACGGGTTCTATCGTGCTCAAGTAGCAATTTAACGTTTTTCATTGAGATTGAGTCTTTAGCGAATACGGTTGGGCCAACTGAAGTATTTCCGCGCTCGTTCCAAGTGACAATAGTTCCGGTGATTGTCCGCTTCGTTACGTTGGCAGCGGTAATCGCCATTGGGAGATTAATTTTCATTAGGGATTAGGTCTTCCTCTCGTTGAATCTGCTCAACACTCATCGCGCCGATTCGGTTTAGGATTTCGTAAACCTGAGCGCGCTCTAATGCGTTGCCGCGTAAGAAGTCGTCTAGGTCAAATCTCACCATTACCGGATTAGGGACAAAATCAGGAAGTGAGAGTCTTTCCTCAATCGCCTTAAGAATTGGACGAAGTGAGAAATCTACTAATGAGCGCCGTTCGCTAACCGCGTTGCTATATGTCATTGAAGTAGTCTCGGCGCTCAGGAAGTAAGCCGGAATACCACAAGCTCTCGCTAATTCTAGCGCCACATATTGACGAGCTTCGGCGAGTTGTAATGATTTAGGATCGAAGCCAAACTCTTTAACATCTACGTCAGCATTTAGAAAGGCCGTCGCTCTTTGTTGACGCGCCACTCTCCAAGCATTTAACAAAGATTGAATTCTTTCGGCTGGTAGATTTGTGCCAGTAGATTTTAAGACCATTGCCGGATTAGGCTCTTTGGCATAAGTAACCGCAGCGTTTTCTAAGTAAACGGCTGCGCTAACTGTTTTGCCAGCTCTGTGAAGGAATCCTTCATCGCCACCATCAAATCTAATGATTGAGCCAACTCCGTTTAATGGAACTGCCATTCCATCAACTTTATATCCGGTAATTTCAGTATTTCTAAAATTTGTATCGACTGTTACTCGGTCGGGAGATATACGAGTCCAAGCTCTAACGCGACCACCATCAGTAGTCGAATACATTTCCAAGACTTGTCCGTATCCTGCACCGTATAACCAAATATCCTCGGCTAACCAAGTATAAATAACAAATCCGGCGACTCTAGGGTCTGGTTGATTGATAACTCTTTGCGGATCAACATATTCGCCTGTGATACGATTAAAAGTTGTTAAAGGTAATGAGCCAATCGTTCCGCAGATTATATTTCTAGCTCTAGCAACGCTTGGAACTGACATTGCTAATTGGCGAGTTGTATTTGTTGCGCCACCTAGTATGTTGTAAACCGAATCCGTAACTTGGATTGGCGTTAAAGCCGCTTCGACATCAGATTGACGCGATGGAGCGGAAGCCGGGAAGAAGAAATCTCTAATAGCACCCATTGAGGCTTAATTGTAAAGGATGTGTGCTACGCGACGATTATATCTACGCCATCATTTGACTGAGTCGCATAATGGCTAGCCATCGCAGCTGCGACCGCTCCGGTTATTGTGGTATTTGAGACTTTACGTCCCATTACCCAACCACCATCGCCAAAGTTAAGTCTCACCGCTGACAAACAATGGGCAGTTAATTCTTCTTGGTTGCTGTGAGCTAATCGACCGGATGAGATAGCGCTTAGGAATTCGTCGCAACTTGTGGCGTAGGGCTGACCGTCGATTGCTTCGACTGGAAGTCCAGCCGGGACTAATCTAGCCGCTACCGCTGACGCTGTTCGAGCTGAATAAGCAATTTTAAGAACGTTGAACTTTCGATACCAATCGCCAATATCGTTAGCGATTAATTTGTCAGATAGATAGCCGGGATTTGTCCAAGTCTGAAGCAACTGGACTTGAAACCTATCCCGGTCTATCCGCTGACTAGCGACTAAGGCTGCTTGTCGCCTATCAGGTGAGAGATCAAGTGCCAGCCAAGTATCAGCGGCAGGGTCTAAGCGCAGCCCCTCAACTGCACAAGATTGCCATTGAGACGGATGGATGACTGGGTTGATCGTTGAAACCCATAAACAACACACTTCCGTTCTTACTATGTCTTCAGGGTCGTTTAATACTGCCCGGATGTTATCCGGATGGATTGTGTGGCCTAATGATGGATTGGCTTGAGCAATTCCTTCCCAAAACTTTGCTGAGTTATCAAATTTAATTTCAGGCGGCGAAGACCATTCCCACCAGCCTAAAGACAAATCGTCAGTTAATATCGAAGCCAAGGCGCGTTCCCTCGTAGAATTCAAGACTACGGAATGTTGGTCGCCAGCATTGCTGAGTAAGAAGGCTTGAGGATTAGGGGAAGCCATTTGAGTAAATCGAAGGGAAGACCAGACATCCGGGTCGTGATATTCGCGAGCTTCATCGAGCCATATCGAGTCGGGCGCAGCAATTCCTCTAGTCGCGCTATTAGAAGCTCTAACTATGTATCTTCGACCACCAGTAAATTGCAATTCTTGAAATCCTCGGGCTTCTAACTTCTTAACTAACTGACTTTCTAATTCCGGATGCTCAGTTATGATGTTATAGATTTTGTAAAAGATTTCAGCTGAGGTGGTTAGCTTGTGGGCTGTGTGAACTTGGAGTTTTTGTTCTAGCCCAAAGATTCTCCATAGAATCTGCCAAGCCATCCAAGTTGATTTTCCATTTTGGCGAGCTAGCAAAATTCCGTGAACGGGAGTCTGCCATCGGCCGTCCGGTTGGACTCTTAGCACCTGTTCGCTTAGCCATTCCTGCCAAGGTAACAAGGTTTGACCGTATTTAGCGCAGAATTCGACGAACTCTAAGCCTTTTGACGGGTTTTCGGTTAGTTTTGTATGAATTCGCGGTTTTACAACACCTCGGTAAGCCGAACCAGCCCGAAGCGAGACAAGCTCGGCAGG